CTCCAGCTTCAGCCAGCAATTTGTTGAAGCCAAGGAAGTTCTTGTCAGCCAAGGCTCCCGTGGTATCCACGAACAACAGGTCAGTCGTAATCATGTCAGCCTGACCGAGACCGATACCAACCGACCACTTGGCTGCCGTGATGGCTGAAACAGCCAGCCGACATTCGAACGCCAGGTCGTTGTTTGCCAAGTAGAATGGCGCCGATGCCGTTCCACCCCACTTCAGCACAGCCTCATCGTTGGCGGCGTTACCGTCTACGGCCAAAGCCAAAACACCCTTTGCCGTCGCCGTATCAGCCGCCAGAGCCGCCGTACAGCCGGTAGTCAGCAGGTTGGCGTATGGACCAACTAGCGTGGTGGCATTGAACGTATGGAAGTCGTCAAAGAACCCAAAGGCGGGATTCCCGCTCGGAGTTTGGAACGAACTGCCAGACGGATTCATGCCTGTTGGGGCACCGAACCCCTTCCAGAGCTTGGGCGAAAAGTGCCTGGTCGAAATGTCCTCAAAATGCGTGTGCATAATGCACTCCTTTTGTGAAAACGGGAGTTACCCAGCTAAGGGTGGGCATGGTCCCATGAAAAAAACTGGTGGGTGTGGTTTATATCGTCTCACCCACCAAAGACGTTTGCTCCGTCGTGTCAACTATAGTTGACAAACCTTACGCCGTTTCTGTCACAGTGCTGGTGCAGTATCCACGGAAATTACCGCGGCGATTGAAGCAGACCATTTGCACCGCATCATCCATGGCGCGAACGCGAACGTTGCTCATTTCTGGATGCTGGAATGCCTTACGTTTGCGCATTTGACGACCAGGAGCGTAGTACGCCTTGAACGTCGCCCAGTTCACGCCCAGGATAATGCCGTCCGTGCGCGCGTTGGCACTAGCGGGATTGGTCCACGCTGGAACCCAGTTGAGCGGCACACCTCGGACGTAAACCGTAAAGCTGTGCTTCGCCATATCGTCGCCAATGTTATCATTGCCCAGCTGGAGCAATCGACGGCATGCAGCCAGACGACTGTGGGTGGTCAACAACTCCCAGTCGTGCCGCTTCTGATCCACGATATCAGGTCGCTGAACAGGTGGAGTAAAGCTGCAAAGATCCATCGAATTGATGATCTTCTCGACAAAATCGTCACGGTCTACGTTTGTGTATGGGAACGTGCGGTTCCTCCACTGGTCGTAAACGCTCGGATCGATTCCACCTACACCGTTGGAGCCCCAGCCAACAGGCGCATAACCATCGAACCCTTCTTCCGAATTGTTCTCGGTCGTGCTGTCGTCCGTCGCGGTGATCCACCACAACAGCGACACTGGAGGAAATGGCGTTTGCGTTGGACTGGAAGGTCCAGGTCCAAACATCAAGTCTTCCATACCGGTGTAGAACGAGGTCATCAAATCTCGCTCGAGCGATTCGAGGTAGTCGTAGATTTGCCGACCACCTGTCTGGAAAATCTCTTCATCGATGTCGTAGTGGTAGTTGTTGGTTGTCAAACCCCACTTCAACGAACCTTCGCTGAGCACATTCACGCGGCTCGACGAATCTCGGTGATACAAGCCGACAACCTGAAAGTTGTCGTTGGTATTCACCTTGACCTTCCACTTGCACTGCGAAGTCGCCATGGTGTCCTTCTTCAGGTTTCCGCTGAAGAGGCGTGAGGCGTACTTGTACTCTTGCAGCGGCAGAGAAATGTCCTGCGCCGCTAGCATGTCTTCACCAGCAAATTTCTGGTGAATCGAATTTACGAAATCATCAATCTGTTCAATACCTAGTGCCATGTTGCACCTTCCTTATTTGTTAGGAACTAGCAAGTTCTCTATAGAGCCGATCTGCTTCGTCACGAGGATTGTCTCGTGGCGGAGTTGGCTTCGTCGGGCTTCCACCCTGACGTAGCTGGTTCTGTTTGGAAACCTTGCTGGTCTGTTGTTTAAGTCGTTTCTTGCCGAGTTCTTCGCCAAACGCCATGTTGGCAACGCGGCTGATCAATTGTTGAGACATTTCTGCTGGTCGGCCCAGCTTGGCGAGTCCAATCATTTGTGCCTTGACGGCGACATTGAGGTCTCTGCGTCGTTCTAGTTCCTTTTCCGACTCTTTTCCGGTCACGCCGAACAAGTCAGTGTGTCCAAGAGAGTCGACGAAACTATCGAAACGCTGCTCCTCTGCGACGGCACCCGCTTCCGCAAAGTGCGACTCCAACGCTTCCAAGCGAGACTCGTAGTGATCACGCATTTTGGTGAACTCATTGATGATCTCCTCGTCATACACGTCTTTGTCCAAAGAAACCTGATACCGTCCGTCCTTTGGAGCTTCCTCCTTCGGCGCGGTAACTGGCTCCTCCTTTTTGACAAACTGCCCCTTTTCATTTCTGACCGGGGTTTCCTCACCTTCCGCCATTGCCTTGCGGCCTGCTTCAAGTGCGGTCTTGTCAAACAGGCGTAATGCCCTATCCAACTCCTCGCGACTGGCAAAATCGGCTAGTTCCGATTCTTCAATGCCGTACGCGGCTGCCTCGGCTTTTACGTCATCAGTCATCCATTCAGGACGCTCTGTGTCGTCGCCGGTGTCCTCGCCCTCTGGGGCGGTCTGCTCGCTGGAATTTTCCTCAGCAAGTGTTTTATCTCCAGGCTGTGGTGTGCCTGACTGTTCGTTCGTGATTTGTGCATCGGACTTACCTTCGCCCTGGCGTTCCTGGACGATCTCTTGCACTACGCTCTCTGCATATTGCTTGATTTCGTCGGCGCTCGTGTCTGGCGTTGCCTCTGTAAGTTCTGATAGTGCCATGGTATTGTTCTCGTTAAATTGCGTTATGTGTGGTAATTCGAAACGATCAGTCGCCGTACGAGGCTTCGTTGTCTACTAATCCCCGTCGCGCCAGGAATTCTTTGCGGGCCCTACGGCTGGTGAAGCGAACCTGACCGTTTTCATGGACTGCTGCACCCTGAATATTGTGCTGGCGAATCATGTCACGGGTCTCTTTCACTTGTGACTTCATGACTCCGCAGCCCTCGGAAATCAATGGATCGTGCTCGCTGTACGTGTCCGTGACCATTGGCGGCGCGGCAAGCCAGTCCTCCTTCGGTGGAAGCAACTGGTCCAACTCTTCCTTGGTTACTGGTCTGCCGTTGTACCTACGAACAATTCCACTCACGTTTCCATACCCCCTGGTGTAATACTCGCCTCAAGACACATAGCTACATCTGGCATTCGCTCGGCTTTTGACATCGCCTCTCTCAGAGTCGGCGCCTCAGCCTGACGCCACTCGTGCCGAAATTCAGCCTTTGGGTCATCGTTCTTCAATCTGACATTCACGTAACACTTCACGCAGGCGTCCTTTCCATCATTGCTTGCTGTTGTCCATTCGTGCTCGAAGCGCCTGACATTAGGTCGCGGACGAGCGCGTTGTTTCGTGCCTCTGCTGTGCCACCCGTTCCGACATTTTTTCTAATGTTCGTCCTGGTGGTGTTAGCAGCCTGGCGTACCGTGTTCTGGTCACCGCCGAGCATGTCCGCCGGCGTAGCGAAGGTAATCAACTGCTCTATCTCAGGCTTGTTCATTAGCCTCGCCATTTCCTTGACGAGAACCTGTACGTTCAGAGTTGCTCCTGACGATTGGAACATAGGCCAGAGCGGGGCAATCTCGCGTAACACCTGGAAATACTCTTGAAGGTGCTGCTGTGGAGTCTTGAAGACCATCGAGTATGGTTCAACCTTGAACTCGTAATCATCGAACTGCCCCTGGCGATACTCGGGCTCCCAATCCGATCGGACCTGAATCCCACTGTTCCCCACTGGCATCGAAGTGCGTAGTTCAAGTGTTTGATCCTCCCACATGAGCCTGCCGAGATCGAGGATGCAGTCTGCCGCAAAGTTCACTACTGCCATGCGCATGTCAGCCACGTTCTTAGACAGCGAGCCGTGTATCAGTTCTTCCTGCCCAACAGTGGCGGCTTGCGCTCCGAGCCCACCCATCGCCTGAAGGTTTCCAGCGAACCGGTCGTACTCGCCCTGAAGAAATGTGGCTAACGCCATGTCTCTTTGATCAACACCGCCCATCTCGAACTGCTTAATTTGCTCTGGGCTTGCGCCTCGCTGCCAACTGTTTCTTTCCGCTGTCCTCAAGCGGTTCGCATCATCAACCATGCTTGGCGGATAGACATTGACGACTCGATGAGCGTCCGAGTCATCCTCCATGCGCCGGTGCAGCCTGTTCTGAAGATCGTGCATGCCCTTCAGGTTGATTGCTGGTGATGTTGGTATGACGTTATCGGGAGTGTCGCCCAGGGAAAGGAACTTATACGGTCCTGCTTGTGAACCGATCCACTCGCGCTCAATCAAAGGTTCTATGTCTGGCTGATCACATGCCATGGTGACAATGGAATTGTTTTCAGCAATCCACACATCCATCAGCCACACCATGTCTTTTAGATCGTTATCCTCAGCACTTCCCCAGTCCGAAGCAATGTCTCGAGCTGAACCGGTCTGGTCGTGGTGTGATCGCGTTGTCGGCTTGAGCTTGTCTTTTGCTTTCTTCGAGTAGCCCGGCTCATCCATG